TTTCTGTGCCCGTTGCCGATACTTTTTGCTTTCTGCTATGAACTCGGCGTAATCCTCACCTGAAGTTGATTCCTGTACTTCTGGTTCTGGTGCTTGACTCTCCTGAGCCTCTTGAGTTTCTTCGGTCATGCTGACCTCCTGTTTGTTATATCTTAAATCTTATAGTTAAAAGGGGATGGTGGGAATCGAACCCACGCTTATATTTAAAGGTATATATTAGATCCTGTCATCCCCCGATTTTGATGGTTGTTGTACCTGATACTTTTTTAAGTTTTCTATCTATCTGCCTTCCGTATTCATCCTCAATAAATTTTTCTATGTGTTTAGCAACAGGACGTTTATCAGCGGTGATTACTCTACCCCTTTTCGCTTGGCCTTCAATGATGTGCCCGAACGATGCCCAACCGATTGTCACTGAATCCCGTGTTGCATTTAAAACTTTTAAGTCCCCCATCGTATCATTCGTCAATACAAAATTCGGCTTTCCTTTAGCATGTGCCGTTGATTGACGTGGAATTAATCCTGATGACTTTCGTTCTGCATAATCTTTTGAATAGGCTTTGAAAGGGCGACCATATACATCTTTCCCTTTATTTATCGTCCAATCCTTAATTTTACCAACGACTTTATTACCGAGTTTCGTCCATTCGGATTTAGACCTCGGGATTATATCTGGTATTCCTTTAGCCACTTAATTGTTGAAGGGGAGTTTGTGGCGTTTGCCATTTCCCTTCGTCCTGTTTTGATGAAATTCTATTCTTCGCTCCAGATTGATCTAATAATGCGGAAGAAGCCGCCTCGATAGCAGTCCACCTATGACGGCAATTAAACCCACCGCCATCTACAAATGAACCGGGATAAGATGATTCGACTTCGTCTTGTGTTAATTTTCCCGCACTCGCCATCTCAAGACAAATATCCCGAGTCCTATCATCAACAGGTCCTTCATAAATAAACTTTTGATCGGCAGGTAAACTCCGAGCCATCTCAGCATTAACAGTACGACTAAAAGTATTTAGGGAAGTATTAACCAACGTCTTGGCATGATCTGGTCGGACTATTTCCTTGAGTGAATTAAGCATTTGAGTATCACTTGCACCAGATAAGACTTTACGACCCAATTCCTGCTTAATAAGATTAGCCTGATAGCCTGCTTGTTTCATAAAGGTCGCTTTATCAATAGCTACCATAGATTGTAACATAGGTTCGGTCACTGATCCGTACATTTTCATGTTGGCAAGGACACCCGTTTCATATTTCACCATTAAATTGTCTATGTCAGCCGCAAAACCTATATCTCTTAAAATAAATTCTTCCATATCAAGGGCTGATAAAGCAAGATAGATTTCACTACTTACCAATCCCTGCTTTCGCATATCTACAATAGCATTGACAATAGAGACTTCCATAAGCTCTACCGCTTTGGCAAATTCAACACCTGCTATTTCTATTTCTTTTTGTATGTTAGGCAACTTGTCGTGCTAATGCTCCTAATAGTCCTTGTTGCTCTTCGGGGGGCGGCTGTGATTCAGTTTTGGCTTCACCAATTCGTTCATCTATTTCTTCCTCACTGAAATCTGGATTGTAATGTCTGAACCAATCCTTCTTGGTAGCTAAACCATTCGTCCATTTCCATTCCCATTCTTCTCGTTCTTCTTTCGGGGATAGCGGGATGTGAGGCTCGGTAAAATCAACGTTGTATTCATCCCCCACATTTATTCCATTCGTTTCCAATATCACTTTATCTAAATCGAATCTTTTACTTTCAAATTTTCGCCATCTTTCAAAATCAGCCATAACAGCTTCGGTTAGATCAACTTCAAGGATTCGCTGATGTTCACCACTTGTAGAACCCGCATCACTACCCCATTTAACTTTAAGATGTAGAGCATGGGCTGTTGTTTCAACTATCCACTTCATATTCTCCCTAATCTCATTTAAGGATCCTGATGGTGATACAATGGAATAATTTGCACCCTCTGGCAATACTAATAGCTTAGACACATCCATCTTTAAGCGTGTTGCTTCATCCACTCCAGTTAAAACACTCTGACCGAGACTTTGATACATATTCCCAAGTGATAATTGAGTGCCGAATACGTTATAGAGTTGATTGGAATTTGAGACCATTTTCCCCTTGCCAGTACGCCACCATTCGTTACCCATCATAGGATAAAGATGACTCCATACAATAGGTATTACTCCATAAGGATTTACATCCTCTTCGTTCACATGGATAATCTGACCGCTCTTAAGTATCTTAAAATGGGCGTTATCACTCCAGTAAACCCACTCCTGTTCTTCTGTTTTAGAATTACCGTGACTAAATAAAGGATAAACTATTCCAATAGGTCTTGGATCATTACAAACGAACAAAGGTTCGAAATCAGTAAGGATATGTGAGTCTAATACTTTTCTATCTTCATCATAGAATCGAAGCATAGCAATCGTACCGAGTAACCCTGTAAGCCTATCCATTTCAATCATATCTTGATCTAAGTCACCTATTACTTCATGGTAGCGTTCGTCTGACTTCCTTTCTGGTGGAGTTTTATATGCAATAAATCGAGCATCAATTAGTTTTTTAGTGACGTTGACTGCCATAGGAGGAGCATATTTAAGTGCCAATGGATCAAACCATTTGCGAGTATTTTCTTCAAGATTAATCCCTTCATAATAGTTCATTGAATTGATCCTATCTTCACGCTCTTTAATATGGGAATCATCTATCCATTTTTTTATACTTGCGACAATACTCATTTCGCTTAAATCGGGAATAATCATTTACCAATACCTTTGTACTTCAATCGCCTCCCGCTTAACGATTGGAAACTTATTAACGAAAAAATAACGGACAGCATCCATGCCGTGATCGTGTCGTCCATCTTTTAGTGGGTCATCCTTAAGTCTTTGATTCTCTTTCTTGTCTGGATAGCGATAGTTTTCAAAATCTTCTATGATGCCTTTACATTCATCCGAGACGAATAGCCTTGTTTTCCCATCGGCGTTTTCGAGATACGATCTAACCAAATCAATACCTGAAGCGATGGAACGGCTAACTTTATCCGTCTTAAATCTTGGGAAGATACCCTTTCTTTTAAAGATTTCAACGTCTCCGACTCCTGATGTTGATTGAACTCCTGCTCCCGCTGGGTCGCAATAAACGTGTAAAACGGGGTAGTTCTTTGCAAGAATCTTATCAGCCAATTCCTCGGTTTTAACATTTGTTTTATGAATGATCTCATCTATGATATGGACTTCAACATCCCCATCCACTTTACCAACTTGTAGCCAAACAACGGAAGGCATGCGAAAGCCAAAATCAATAGAGCAATAAGTCTCCCAATTAGGGTTGAAATCATATCTACCAACGTGTATGTCTCTGTCGAAATTGAATACCGTTCCTGCCCATGAAGTAAATCGTGCGAGATATTCTTGTTCGTAGGTCTCTTTTGTGAATTCATTCTTGAGTTCCTCTACGTTATCCCTGAAGTACCTCGAACTTGTACTGGCGTGCTGCCAAGACTCCCATTCGGGATAATCATCAGACTGCCCTCTCGTGTAGAGATCATGTAGCCAGTTGTATCCCCGAGGGGTTGAAACGAATAAAGCCCATCCCCGTCTATCTGCGAGGGTTGGTCTAAGGTATTGCTCCCAAATTGTTCTTGAAATAAGAGCGGCTTCATCAATGATAAGCCAATCAAGTCCCTCTCCGACAAGTCCTGTATCGGGAGAATCGGCAGATTTAATCCAGACTTCTGCCTTGTTGATAAATTTGGCATAGAATAGTTGTCCGTTGTGAACCCGTTTATTGATTGTTGGGAATTTGCATTTGAAGATAAGGTTCTCATGAATTTCCCTGCCAATCTTATTAGCAAGTTCATAGGAAGGAGCAACAATCCACCCACGACTATTCTCATTAAAAATAGCCATCTCGGCTTCCCTTGCTGCACCGTATGATTTACCACTTCTTCTTCCCTGTATATTTACTCTAAAACGAGCCTTTGAATTGTGTATATCCCATTGAATAGGCTCAGGCTCGTATCCTATTCGCTTAAAATAGTCAGCTTTCAGGCTTGAATGCTTCTCTCACGACTTCCTTCCACTCTTGAGAGTCTAAGTCCACACTTCGCTCTATCGCCTTTCCTTCCGTCCTGTCCGCTATGAACTGGACAGCCCACCATTTTCCATCAACAGCAAACCCGAACACTTTCCTCAATACCACCTCAAGTTTAGTTAATCCCTCAGCTGAACCTTCTTCTGAGCCGATCTTCCTGAGTAAGTCAGGAATTGATTGTTTGTTTTGGGGTCGTCCATTGGGATTACCAGACACTCCCGCTTTGAAAGTACCATCTGAATTCCTGTTATCTCCTGTAACATCAGGCATTAGCTATTGTTGTCAGATATTCCTTTAAGTTCTGTGTTGGTTTATAATCAAGCATTGCTTCAGCTTTAGAATAGTCAGCTAATGTAAATGGATACTCACCCTTTCGCTTCGGTATGTATTTCTTAGGATAATTAGCACCAAACATCTCTGCCACTTCGTTAATAGAGTAATTAACACCTCTGCCCAATTCAAAAAATTCAGCCTTAAAATCTTTACCAAAGCATGCAATTAAGCCATCCACTATATCATCAACGTGAGTAAAATCTCGTCTTTGTTCTCCATCTCCCGTGATCGTCAAGGGAAACCCCTTTCTAAATTGCTTTTCAAATATCCCGATAACAGTAGCATACTCACCACTATCTAATTGATATAAACCATAAACATTATAAAATCTGCATATCGTTGTACTTAACCCATAAACTCGACTGTATAGTTTGCATAATTCTTCTCCACCCCATTTTGACCAAGCATAGGGGCTTCCATATAGTCCGTGATGTTTAGAGCTTGATCCTGCATAAACAATTTGAATATTCTTTAATCGTGCGTATTCTAAAATGTGTAATGTTGAATTGAAATTGTTGCTTATATGATGGGCGGGGCTTATTAAAGATGGCTGTATCCTTGCCAATGCTCCCAAATGATAAATACAGTCAAATTCACCGTTCTCTAATGTCTCTATAAGTAATTTTTTTTCGAGTTTAAGGATCTTAGATAAATCGGTTTCATAATAAGAGCAACCCTCCTGATGGTTTGCTTTCTTTCCTGATGAATAATTATCTAATGATACTACATGATGTTTATTGTCTATTAGTCTCTTAATAAGATTAGTGCCTATAAATCCAGCCCCTCCAGTCACTAAAATATTAGACATTAACTAATTGCATATTGTAGTTATTAATTCCTTTTGGTATAAAAGTGTTTTCTTTTTTGATTAATTTGTTTTTTTGGAATGGCTTATAATCAACTACATGCTGCCATCTTCCCCATCGTTTTTTAACTTTAACTAAATCGGGATGTTGCTGTTTCAATGACATTGCCATAGCATGCCTTCCATCAAATTTTTTATCTTGTATATACAGTTCTTCCGTATTGCCGCCTTCCATTGACATCGTTACCATTTTTTCGCATAAAAAAGCATAGAAAAGTGCAGTACACCATCCATCTTTTAATGCACATAATGACAGATCAGTATCTTCGTTATATTTCCCACGCCATCTATATTTCAAATCATTCTTAATCAATATACAGGAATAAATCCGGCGATTGAAAACAACAGGAGGACGCTTCGTAACATTTACAGCAAAACCATGATACTGCATACCCGCCAACGCTATATTGGTGAAACGATTAACATAATCTTCTATCGCCTTAAAGGTATTGCCACATTTAACCCTATGTTGTGCATTTCTATTCCAATAAAAAAATGATCTGATATTATCATCTAAAATCCAGTGCCGCTCAGCACCTATTCCAATAGAATGATTCCAAACCCAATTTCTGGCGGGGACAGAACCCTGACCTAAATCTTGAAACGGTAAAACAAGTATCTTAGTTGAATCTATAACACTCGCATAATTATCATATTCTTGCGGTTCTACTACAATATGATAAGGAACTTTCATTTCTTCCAGTGCTTTACTCGTAAGGCGAGACTCCCATCTCCCTTTTGAAATAATATAAATTGGATAATCTGGATTCATTTCTCCCAACTTCCCGTTAAGCTCCACCCACTATTAAAAGTTGGTGTCATAACAGGCTTAAATCCTGCATTTTCTATCTTTTTTATAAGATTCAATGCCCATGTTTTCCAAGGTTTCTGAGATATTGGATGGAATTCTAAAATAATTGCTCTTAACTGCGGTTGGATAACATCATAAGTATATTCAGCACCCTCTACATCTATCTTTACAACAGTTGCATCTTTAATAGCTTCTTCGTATCGTATAGCTTTAACTTTCACTGAACCCGCTTTACTATGTGATTTAGCTATACTATTAGTAGCACCGATCCCTTTTGAAATAAATAAATTCACATATTTACTGTCATCTCCCACTACCGCAAAATTAAATAATTCCATT